TACCAATCCAGCCGCACCGGAACCCGTCGCCGCGGAAGCAGACGAACCGAAGAGGCGGGCGCCGAAGCTGCGCGCCAAGGGCGACGATCCAACTAAAGCGCTGATGGAGGGTCGCCTCAAGGAAATCGAGGCTGCCTACGCCGCCGAGCGCGACACGGCCAGCTACCATGACAAGTTCATGCAGCAGCTTCGCGCGCAAGATCTTATCGATGTGCAGACGTACGAGGACTATAAGCTTGCCGCGCTCGACACCGCCGCATCGAATGCACAGCACGCATACGACAAAGAACTGGCGGTGCTACGCGCGGCCCGCGCCAGCGCAGCGAAAGAAACCGATCGCGCCGATATCGATAACAAGATCAAGGACGTATCGGCGAAAAAAGAACAGGCGCTGCTCAATGCCCAGCAAGATCGCGAGATGGTTATCCTCGGCCAGTCGGCGGCGCAGTCTGGCCTGAATAAATCCATGCAGGATTGGGCGATCCAGCAGGACAAGGCCATCGAACAAATGGAGTTCACCAACAGCCTGTACGGCAAGTCCGCGCTGGAAGTGGCACAACTGACGGAAGCGCACCGGGCCGAGCTTGAGGTGCTGGAACAGATCCGGTTGGCCAAGGAGAAGGGCGTTATCAGCGACGAGTCGATTGCGCGCATGCAAGCGCAGGCCAAAGCCAAAACGCCTGCCATTAACAAGCAGCTGGTGGTGTCGGCGACGAACCAGATCAAGCAGGACCAGAAGACGCCGGATGAAGCGGAAGCCGATCTGCACAATGATCGCATCGCCACCATCCAAGCGGCGATGGCAGCGGAATATGAAACCATCGCCGCCGGCAATGCGTTGCTCGAGCGCGAGAACCAGCGGCATGAGGACGCGATGCTCGCCGCGCGCCTGGGCGGCGTGCAGATGGCTGGCGATGCAATGTCGCAGATGTACAGCATGCTGCAGCAGGCCGGCATGGAGCAAACCGCACTCGGCAAGGCGCTGTTCATCGCCAACAAGGCAATCGCTGTCGCGGAAATCATCATGAACACCGAGATCGCGGCGGCCAAGGCACTCGCACTGGGTCCGATTCTCGGTATCCCACTGTCGGCCGCCATTCGAGTCATGGGCTATGCCAGCGCCGGCATCGTGGTTGGCACAACCATCGCTTCGGCGGAGGGCGGCTACGACATCCCGGCTGGCACCAACCCTGTCACCCAGTTGCACGAAAAGGAAATGGTCTTGCCGAAGCAACACGCGGATGTGATCCGCGGCCTGGCAGCGAACGGAGGCGCCGGGGGCGGCAGCATGAAGCTGTCGATCGTGAACCAGACCACCGGCCGCATCGACAACGTCATCGAGCAGCGTATCAGCCCCACCGAGCGTGCCTTGATCATCCAGGAAGCGGTGGCTGCCACGGCCGGCCAGATGAGCGATCCGAACAGTAAGACCTCCCGCTCGATGGGGCGTAATTTTTCAGTACCAAGGACGCGCTAATGCCAACAATGCCAAACGGCCTGGTGCCACTGGTATCGGACATGTCGAGCCAAGGCCCTGATGGCGTAACACGCATCGATGTGGCTGGCGGCGCGGCCCGATACCGACTTGAATGGGCGCGCGGCCGCCAGCAGTTCGGCGTGAAGCTCGCGCTCGACAGCCGCCTTCTTCAGGTGTGGGCCGCCTTCTTTCATCACATCATTAAAAAGGGGGCGATCGCGTTCGACATGCGGCTCGACAGCGGGCTGGGCGTAATGCCGCATTCGGTACACATCGTGCCTGGCTCCTACAAGCTGGCCACGGTGTCCGGACAGTACTTTGCCACCTTCACCGTCGAATGCGAGAGCGCCGTATATGCGCTGACAACTGGTCAGGTGGCGGCGTACGGCTTGAGTGCTGACGCGATCCCTGCCGATATGGTGCCGGTTATCGCCAACTATGCATTCACGGGGCCTGATGGTGTCGAGCGTGACGGTGTGACGGGCGCCGCGGCCGGCTACGCGCTGGAATGGGGCAGAGGCACGCAGCTCTTCAACTGCACCCTGATCCTCACGCCGGCGCGCTACGCCGTGTGGTCGGTCTGGTTTCATCGGCTGATCGCCAAGGGCGCCCGTACCTTCGACATGCGTCTTGACAGCGGCACTGGCCCGGACGTGCACGCGGCGACGATCGTGCCAAGTACCTATGCCGCATCGCGAACTGGCGGTACGGCGACGGTGGTGTCGTTCACTGTCGAGGCCGAGCCGAAGATTTATAGCTACAGCGCGGCCGAGGCGCAGGCACTGGTCGACCTGAACGACAGCTACGGCGACGGCACTGACGCGCTGCTGGCGCGCCTGGCGCAGTTCGCCAACATCGACTCTCTTGCACTGGATATTCCATGAGCTTGGACATTACGTCCCGGCTGCGTCAGTTCCTGGCGTCGGCGCCACAGGCCGTGTGGACGATCCAGACGCTTGAGATCAGCCATTCGGCAATGTCGAAGACGTATCACTTGTGGCGCGAGCCACACGAGGGCGCGGCCGGCGGCGCCGCCATGCAGATGGCGAATTTCGAGGTCAAGCTGGCAGGCAGCGAAGGCCACCTCGACCAGAAGTTCGACATCCGCCTCGGCCTGGTCGATATCGAGGACGAGTTCCGCGAACAGATGGACCGGATCCCGGTCGACACCCGCGAGAAAATCCGGATCGTCTACCGCGAATACTTGAGCGACGACCTGATTGCAGCGCAGGCCACAGCCATCCTGCAGGCCGAGAGTGTGTCGTTCGAAATAGGCGCCGCCAGCATCTCGGCCGTGTCGCCGCGGCTGAATGTGACACGCACTGGTGAGATTTATTCCCCGAAAGATAACCCCATGCTGCGAGGCTTCCTTTGAACGTGAACGACTATCTGGGGCGCCAGTACCCATTCCCACCTTGCTGGTGTCTGGTTGCCGACGTCTACACCAACGAGTTGGCCGACACGGTCAGCGACTACAAGACCGTCAACGCATCGATCCGCGCTATTGCAGGCGCCTTCCGCCTGGCGCTGCACAAGTCGGCGCACGGCTTCGCGCAGATTGCCGAGCCGGTCGATTACTGCGTGGTCCTGCTCGGCAAATCGGCGCGCACCGGCCTGCACCACTGCGGCATCTATTACCAGGGCCGCGTGCTGCACATGCTGGAAAGCGGCGGGCAGTACCAGGAACTGAGCGTGATCGGTGATGAGTATGCGCTCATCGAATATTGGGCCAAGCCGGCATGACGACTATCCGCCTTTACGACCACCCGTTCGCGGCCGTGGCGCCGCAGGTGTTCGAAGTGGCCAGCCTGGCGGAGTGGCTGCTGCAGCACTACGGCGAGTCCCCTGCGGTGCGGGTACAGATCTTCGCCGGCGAGCCCTCGGCCGAGTGCGAGATCAGCGGCGACCTGGTCGCGATCATGGCCAACAGCGCTGACGAATACGTCATCCTCGAAAGCCCTGGGGCGCCGTATGTGGTCTACATCGTTATTGCCATCGTGTTCGCCGTGGCGGCCTACGTGCTGGCGCCGAAGCCGGTGATGCCTGGGAATGTGAACCGGTCGCAGCAGAGCCCGAACAATGCGCTGGGCAATCGGGAAAACAAGGTGCGCCTCCTCGAGCGCGTCGAGGACATCTATGGCACTGTGAAGTCTATCCCGTCCCTCATGATGCCGACCTATAACAAGTACATCGGCAACCGGAAATACGAGTACGGCTATTACTGCATCGGCCGCGGCTATTACGACGTCGACGAGCTGCGCGACGGCGACACCCTGATCTCTGATATCGGCGGCTGTAGCGCGGCCGTGTACGCGCCATTCACGTCGCCGAACAGCGGACACGAACCGCAGCTCCTGGTGGGCGATGCCATCATCGACGAAGCCCTGACGGTGCGGCGCGCCATCGAGGTCGACGGCATCACGTTGAAGGCGCCGAACCAGGCGACGTTGTCGGATGTCAGTGCGCAATACAATTTCAGCACTGACGGTCGCATTGAGCAGAAGGACAAGACGCCGAATTTCAACTCGATTCTGGCGCCGGGTGACACCATCATCGTGACATCGAGCGTGGCTGAAAATTACGACTATTCGGGCACCTACTACGTCACCGAAGTCGGTGACGGCTACGTCCTGCTCGACACGTCATGGGATGAGACTACCTTCAACGTGTACGCCTCGATCACGCTGCCTCCGGTGGCGGTCGATGAAGGCTGGGTGACACTGGTCGACAAGGAGCGCACGCAGGTCTGGTGCAACATCGTGGCCGGCAATGGCCTGTTCCTGGACGACGGCGGCAAGGCGACGTGCCTGGTCCAGTTCGAGATCGTGATCGAGAAGCTGACGGCCGCACTGGCGCCCACCGGCATCGTGGAGAGCGTGACAGGTTCTTTGTCCGGCGCCGACTCTGACGAAATTGCCGATACCATTGAGCACTCGACGGCGTGGGTCGGCCCCGCTCGGGTGCGCGTGCACCGGACGTCGAACCATGACTTCATCTTCAAGGGCACTGTCCAGGATGAGATCAAGTGGG